ACTGGGTTATTATTTTCGTCATGACGAATATATCCCATTATTCTTGATCCTCAGATTGTTCTTGATCAGATACATTCAATAAGTCATTTGCAACGAATGGGCGGATTTGATCAATTTTATCTACCGTTTTTGCATAAAGAGATGCTTTGATACTATCAGAAATTTCTGATGCTGAAGCATCGGTAGCAAGTAGGTCAATAATATTTGATTCCATATTATTTTAATATAAGTATATTGATATTTATAGTTTTTACGCTTTTAGTTTTTCTTACACCCCAAAAGATTCTGGATCAGTAGGATCTTTTGGAAGTTCTCCTAATTGATTGCCCATTTCTGCAGGATCTTGCATTGATTGCATAATTGGTTGTCCAGTATTTGGATCAATTGGTGCATTCGGATTGGGCAAAATGCCTTTTGCAATCTCATCATCAATTTGCATATCAATCTCAATAATCTCAGAATCAGTTTGTCTGAGAATTCTTTTACGAAGATATTCGGTAGAATAATATTTACCCAAATAAGGTTCAATTGTAGTAGCAAGAGTGAGACGGTTTGTAATCATTTCAGACTCTTTAAGTTCTGCAAACTGATTATCATATAGAAAATCATATTGGATATGATCTTCCATCGTTTTCCAGTCTTCTGGAGTGATGATATTTTTAAGAAGTAATTGTGTGCGAAGCATGTCACTAAACATACCAGCAAAACGCTTTCTAAGTCTTCCTACAAACTTAGAAAATTTTAATTCGTCTCTCAAAATTTCAGATGATCTTCCTAAATTAAATCCATCTCCAGATCCTGCAATTCTTGATTCTGGGACATTCAATGATCTATAAAGTTTTCTTTGGAAATAATTGATGTCAGTAATTTCGCCAAGATTTTGTCCACCAGGAAGAGTTGTAATTTCAGTTCCTCGTCCACCTTCTCTCCGAGGTAACCAGAAATCTTCCATCATACTCATAAACTTACGATCATCACGAACTTCGCCAGTAGTTGCATCATATGCAAGTTTATTGCGATAACGATTCATTACCTCTTTAAGATATTGTTCTGCCTTTACCTTCGGAAGATTTCCAACATCAATATAGAAAATTCTACGTTCTGGTGCTCTAGAAAGTCTATAAATTACAAGTGAATCCTCAATCATTCTAAGTTGATTGAGTGCTTTAATTGATTTATGCAGATAGGATAGAATAGTTCCTTTATTCCTGTCAACTAATCCGGAAGTGCAATATGTAACAGAATCTTTCATAATCTTCACACCTTTCTTAGTGTGACCACCATAAATGTTTGATTTCTGTGGTGGAGTATAGATAAAATACTCTTCAGTTTCTGGAAACTTTATATCATTTTGTGAGTTTGGAACAAATGCTGGAGTAGGTCCTTTTTTATCCTTCTTCTCCTGCTTTATATGCTTCATCCTCATAGGATCAATATATCTAATCTCCTGAATACCATCTTGCGGTCTTTTCTCATCAATAACTTTTAGATAGTATAATTTCCCATCAATGTACCAATTCCTAAAAATTTCATGAGACTTTCTATCAAAGTCCATGATCTCTTTAATATTTTTAAATTCGTTTCTAATTATAGTTTTTAATCTATCAGTTGCATTTAAATTTGTTAATTCAATTTCAACTGGAGAATCGTAAAGATCACTCACTATTGCTTCATTAACAACATCTTCGATAGCACCATCACACTCTGGGTGTAGTGCCATCTCTCTATATCTTTTTAGTAAATCATATTCTGTACGATAAACCCCCTCAATATCAACAAATTGTCCATAAAAACCGCTACTAATATAATTGTCAACCCCGTCCTCGTTTGATGGAGGTACGGGGGAAACAATAGATGGGGATTTTTTTACGTTATCATCAATAGAAAATCCAAAAAGTTTGGCCATAGTATATGATTAAGAACTGCGTATATTAACTATTTATCAGTTAATATTTGCGCCACCTGATTCGGGAGAATCACCCTTAACAGCTTCCCAATAAAGGACTTGCAGTTCTACAGAAAACTCTTGGATTGAATTTCCTTGATCATAAGATAATGCAATTGCTGAAGTTGAAGTTGGGAACACATCATAGAAATGATATGATCTCAGTGTTTCACCATTACGATCTAACTGATGCACATAAGCATCGGAAGTGTAATTATTGGGATCAAGTTCTCCGGTTCCATCTGAAACACGATTAATTTTATTAATCCAATTTTCGAATGCAGAACGAATTGCAAAATCAGTATCGTTAATAACTGTAATAGTCCAACTATCAAATGTCCTATCACCTGCAACTTTTAAAGTTCTTCCTCTAAAAGGAACATCAATAAAAGCAACATTTGATGCAGGTAGATTTGCTGCCTTTACTAGAAATCTAGACTTATTCAGAATATCATTTTCAACTTGTGCAATATCCGGGAAAGAAAGAACACATTCGAAAAGATTACTTCTAGAACCGCCACCAGTTAACTGACTTTTAAAGTCAGTTATTTTTCTAAGTGGTGGTGGATTGAACTGGTTTTTTGTTGCCATGGATTTTAACCTCTTTTAAATTTAATAACCTCTATTTTACTTAATTAAACGTTTCCAATTACCTCTTCAAATGATACTCCAGTTCTTGTAGAGATAAATGTCAGACCAATGAAGTTTATAGACTTTGAAGGTTTAATGTAAATATCTGCAACAAATTCATTATTATCAATAACTGCGGCAGTGTTATTTGTTTGGTCGCAAATAACAACGAAGTCAAAGATTCCTCTCTTAGATTGAATATCTCTAAGGAAAGGTTCAACAATGTTCACAAAGTTAGTCCTCGTGATTTCATCATTAAATTCGAACAATTGATCTCTTGCAGCTGCAGAGATTGCATTTTCGAGATAGATGAATAGACGACGAACATTAATTCTATCGAATGCAGAAGACTTACCAAAGGAAGTCTTGTCACCAAATAAAATTGTACCTTGTCCACGAGCAGTAATTACCGGATTGATTCTTTCCGTATAAAGTTTGTCTCTTTGAATTTTACCAGGATTATATGCAAGTTTAACTGCATTTAAGATAGCACCTCTATCACTTCCTGCTGGAGAGAACCATGGGAAGGAATTTGCATCAGTTCTGGCGCAAAGTCCAGCAATATCCCCATTTAATGGGACATATCTGAAGGTATTATTAAATCTATCATACATGTACTTATAACCACTATCAAATACACCATATGTGGATGATGTGATTGGTGAGTAGAAACTTAGAACATTATCTGTAATAGTATCGATATTTCTAATCGTTGCTTCAGTTTGTGTAGATGTATCAGTAATTGCAGATCCTCTATAAGGAGAAATAAATGCGACTGAATCCTGCCTTGCTTCGGCAACAGCAATTAGTTTATTTGCTAATGCTTGTGCATCTTCTTTAGCATATGCTGCAGATCCCATAAGTAAGAAATCAACATCAACATCCTCTTCATTGACAAATATATCAATTCCAGAAATTAATCCTGAAAGATTTGAATTGAGAGCACCTGTGCTAGTAATAGTTCCAATACCACCATAGTTAAGACCATTAGTCATCGCATTATTATAATTACCAATACCGGCAAAAGAAATGCCTTGAGCATTTTGATCCCAACTGGTATTTGATGTTATATTAAATGTTCCCGATGCATATGCAGTAGTTGTAAGTCCTACTGAAGCTGAAGGTGCAGATCCTCCAAATACATACTCGGAATTTTCTGCTAAGAATTTTCTCCAATATGAAGGAGATCCTGAAGAGAATGTTGCATCCTTCGCCTTAGAAAGACCTAAGTGCTTCTCTAAAACTGTTCCAGAGTTTCCTGTAATCAAACCATCATCATCATAAACAATGACATGGAGTTCATCAAATCTCGAACCTCTATCTTCTCCATATTTTGTGGTTTGAGGTCTTTCAGCAAGTGTGTTCCAATTTACTTTTGAACCGGATCCTAAAGTAATTTGTTGACTATCAAACCAGTCAATTTGTCCGGTGTATGCAGTAACACCAATACCACCAATAGCACCATTTGCTGTAGTTAGACCAACGGTGCCACTATTCGAAAATCTGTAAACACCTCTGCTCTGATAATCAACATCAGTTATAGTTCCGCCAGCAGAAACATGACTTAAAACTTTAACTGAAACTTGGTTCACTCCCAATTGAGTAACAATTCCTTTTAAATATCCATCTAAAGTTGTTGTTGTTCCGGCACCAGGAAGAATTGAAGTTATGGATTGAGTTACACCTGCACCAACTGAAATATCACTAGTTCCGCCATTTATATCTTCAGTACTAATGCCAGTTAAAACTTGGTCTGCAAGTGCATCAATAATTGAAACTCTAATAGAATTTCCCCACGATCCGGGACTTTTTGCTGCAAATACTACATCACTTAAAGTATTTTCGGAATATCCAAGTTCATTATAGTGTTGAAGACTTCTAATTTTAACTGAACTTGCAGTACCAATCATACCATTCGTCATGGAGGCATCATCAGTTCTAATAACTTGGAGTGATCCACCATATGCTAAATAAGATGAAGAAACCATCCAATGTTCATAATGATTATCTACATCATATGGTTTTCCAAATGTGTTTAAAAGATCGTTTTCACTCTGAATAAGAGTGGGTTCTCCGACAGGTCCTTTCGCAAAAGGTGCTGCAATAGCACCAACTGAAGGAGAAACGGGATCGATTCTTCCTACAGTTAAGTCAACTTCTCTAATTAAAACCCCAGGAGATGCTAAGTTTAATGGCATCTTTGTGTTCCTCTACAAGTGCAATATTTAACTAAAAATATTTAGGAAAAGGCTTACTTTGAACGGAAAAACAATGCATGAACATTACCAATCTGGATATTGCCAGTTAGCATTTGCTGGTTTTTTCTTTCTATTATCAGAAACTCTTTTTTTATTACATTCCTTACACTCATAAGAGTATGAAGAAGGAAATACACCTCTATCTTTTCTAATCAAATAAAATTCGTCGATCAAGTTTTTTATTTCTTTACAAGATCTACATTCTCTTTCCAAAAATAATATATGTTCTAGTTGAATTTGATCATCTAAATTCATTACATATAATCCCACATATAACTTCTGTCGCCATATTCATCTACATGCCAGGTATCGCCATCAGTATCCGTAAAAATAGTATCATTTAATCCATCTTCTACAAATCCAAATGGTGCCATGTCCTGTTCAATTTCATTTCTTTTCTCTTCATATAATCTTTTACGAACATCATTATTTGTCATTTCTTTAAAATATTCTTGTGCAACTAACCAAGAAAATAAAACTAGACACATTGCTAAATCATCATTACAACCTTCCTCTGCCTCAAAAGTATTTCCTCTTTGGGAAAAAGTTGTAAGTTCTGATATGACTTCATAATCAGAAACTAATATTTTATCATCTTCTAAAAGTGTCTTTAAATTTGAACATCCTAGTTTTTTTACACCAGAAGTTGTTCTAACACCAAGTTGCGATCTTTTGCCACTAAATCCCTGACCAACAATTTGACCATTTCTTCCTCTCATTGAGGCCATTAAAATATTAGGATACTCAAGATCGAAATGGAGAATATTTGCTACTTGATCTCCAATATCATTAATTTCTATAAGCATCCATGCACTATTATATCCTTTTGCGACTTCTTCAATAATATTGGGAAATAACATGGGTTTTATTTCATTATTCCTATATTTTGCTACAACTTTATATGGAAACTCTGTTATATCAAAAACAATGAATGCAGAATAATCATTGCCCATGCCACGAGCAACATCAACAGTCATTAGATAATTATGATCTTTTTCTGGATTTGTATGGATATCAAGTCCGGCATTTTTTCTAATCGGTTCTTGATAAACTAAATTCCTTAATTTTGATGGGTTGATAAGAGTATTGATAGAACCCAAGAATTCGCATTCAAACTCAACTTTGAATTGTGCTTCTGAAGTGTTGGCAATTGTTTGCTCTTTCCATACAACATCTCTACCGGGAACTTCAGACCAATGAACATCTGTAGGAGTATATTCATTCTTACCATTCTCGGCATCATGCCACATGCGATAAAAATGATTCATACCCCTTGGAGTAGAAACAATAATTACTTTCGTACTTTGTCCAGAAGAAATTGTGGGATAAACAGAAGCAAAGAAATCGTCGGCAATGTGATTTGGAATGAATGCAAATTCGTCGAGAAATATTACATTATATGATCCGCCACGAACAGCAGAGGAAGAAGTAGAGTTGGATGAAATTTTAGATCCGTTTTCAAGTTCAAGAGATCCTTTATTCCAGGATATAATACCTTGTTGCATCCACTTAGGTAGATTTTCATATGCAAGTTGCAATCTTCCTAATAAATCTCTTGCAGTAGATGCTTTGTTTGCTAATATGGCAATATTTACGTTATCGTTAAAAACTGCATAATGTAAAAGATATGATACACATGTTGTAGATTTGCCAGTCTGGCGTGGCATTTTGCATATATTAAATCTTTTA